TTAGCTTCTTGAGAAGCATTTGGTTGTTGATACCAATCCTTGAATGACATTTCTTTCTGTCTCATTTCGCCAAAATCATTTGCCCAAGGAAGCTGAACAGATAGCTGTTCAAAGTCAAAAAACTGACTGAGTTTCATGTAGTTTTTCATGGCAGAGATTTTGCCATGATTCTTTTGCTTCTCATTATCGTTATTTGTGGCGATAATGATCTTACGCAGGTCTTTAGAGCAGAGATAGTTCAAGAGCGCTGGAGAGCAGTCTAATCCAAAAGTAACAAGGTTATTGGGATAACCTTCTTCTGTCAAAGCCAAGCTATCTCCAATACTTTCCACCAAAATGACCTCTTTCTTTTCGTCAATAATAGAATCAACCGTTTGTTCTCTTGGAACAAATGCTGGATAAACCCATTTTGTTTTTGTGCCAATATGTTTCCACTTGGGAGCTTCGTTGTTGTCATTAATTTTTCTACCGCTAAATCCAAAGATTTCTCCATTAGATTCATAAATTGGAAACACAATTCTTTGATACATTTGACCATTTCCAGCCAAACCACAATGATAAAGCTTCTGTGTTTCTTCACTGATTGCTCGCTTCTTGTAAAAGGAGAAGTTTGGAAAAAGTCTATTTAAGCATTCTTTGGGGTAAATTTTGTCCATTTCTATTTTTTCCTTTGCGATATAATGCGTTTGAACTTCTTGATTATAGCTAACATACTGCTTGATAATTTTGGGGTCTTTAGTTTGCAGCGTCAATTCCACCAGTTTAGCAAGAGGCAGAGAAGCGTTGCCTTGAACATAGTCTTGCCACACTCCGCTATTCTTGTACACTTTAATAGCTGTTGGATTATCGCCGCCGCGATATAAAGCTTTTGTTCTCCAATGGTTTCCAAAATCTTTTAGACCGTAACCAAGCTTTTCAAGAGAGCCTTTTATTTGATCAGAGTTCATCAAAATCAGGAGCAGTGTTTCTTCCGTTTTCTTCAGCGCCTTCGCCAATATCATTGAATTCAACAATGTCTCGAAGATCGCCTCTTTCTGTGATATTAAAATTCTTAAATTCTAAATTAATGAAATTCTTGCGAAGCGTATCGCCTACGCGCACGGCTTCTACCGCACCAGCAATATCTTTGCCCAAATGTCGAGCTTTTACATTAATGAGCTTGTGTGTTCCAAATCTAACTCCTTCATTCAGGATTTCATCTGTTGTTTTATTTCTTAGAATAAACATGTGAGAACAGAATTGAGTGATTCGATCAGACAAAGATACAATACTTTCATCATCAACAACATTTTGAGAGTTGCGATTATTAGTGATGCCAGAACGGTTTGACTGAACAGAAGTAATCATTGAAATAATTGGCAATCCGTCATATAGAATATCTTTCTGAACGCATCGTTTAAATTTATCAACCATTTCGCCAACCATTTGCCATTCTGTTTTATTTGCGCCAGCACTATCAGATGTTGTTTTAATATAGTCAAAACTAAAAATCATCTTGTTGCCGCGACCAACTTTTGAATAGTAAAATCTCTTCAATGTATTGATCATCGAATCAACATCTAAGCCGCCAACATTATAGTAATAAAATTGCAGCTTCTTAACTTTGGCCCAAATATTGCGAACCTTATCGACTGTTTCTTTTCCTGCACGCAACCACTGACCGCTTTCAATCAAATGCATCGGAACCCCACTTAGGGCAGAGCATTGGCGCATGATTAGTTCTTCCTTGCTCATTTCGCCGTTATCAAAATGCAATACTGGAACATTGTATTTCATGCTAACCTTAGTTGAGTAATCCATGCAGAACTGTGTCTTACCAACACCAGATCGAGCAACAATAACAGTGATATTTCCTGGTCGCAAAAGAGAACCATAAATACTGTTAATCTTTTCATGCGGACCCATCATCCCAAATTCGGTAACAGGATTTGCGCCCCTGTCTTCAATCATTGATTCCATCTCATCGTAGATGTTTTCTGGAGAATCATTGCCAACCTCATACTGATTGATGCGGCTGTTATATTCTTTATCAGCTACAGAAATGATTTCCGAATAGGAACTTTCTGCTGGCAAAGTTTTCATCTTTTTCGCAATATTTTGAGAGGATTCAAAAATCTCTCTGCGAATAGTGTACTTTTTAAGTTCTTTGGCTGTTTTAATGAGACTGCCATCGGCTACCTTTCTCATACCAAGACTCTTGACGTATTCTGCCACGTTCACCACATCATCAAACGAGATTCCAAGATTCTGAACTCGTTGTGCGATGATTACGTCATCAATTTCTTCGTGCGCCTCTAAAGCTTGGCGAACGATTGTGAAGATTGTTTTGTTTAAACTGTTGTCTTCGCTATAAAAGTCTTTTTCATTAATAAATGCAGAGATTTCAAAATAGTTCTCTGGCTTTTTAATAAGTGCTGCCAGCAATTGCTTTTCAAGTTCATAAGAATAGATCATACTACTATTACGATACTCAGCAATCAATCTTCGTCAACATCATCTTCATCATTTTCTTCTTCTCCAAGATCGTATGTGGTTTCAGCTTCGTCTGAATTTTGAAGATATTTTTCCAAAGCTTTTCTCATTCCAAATTCTACGACTTGAGAATCATATTTACAGTAGATAACTGGTGCGCCATCTTCCGAAACATAAGCTAGCAAAACGCCTTTATATTTATCTGCATTGCCACTGAGTTCGTAGATTTGTTCGATAAAGTTTGATGGCATTTCGAACTGAGGAATTTCATTGATTTTATTATTCAGCATGTCTTATATTACAGATATATTTCATACGATTCAAAAAAATCTTTATTCAATTCTGAAACAGAATAAATTTCAACAAGCTTGATGTTATTCATCACGCAAAATTCTAGCTTTTTATTGTCTCTTTTTAATTGCTGCAAAAATTTATTTCTATTACCGTGGAAGAAAGGAACAAATTTTGTATGCTGCTGGCCTTGGACCTCAATTGCAATTTTTTTATTTGCATTGTAAAAGTCAAAAGTCATTCTTGTATCAACGAGCCTTAGCTCTTCAAATACAAAATCATCGCTCCAATATGTTTTTAAAAATTTTTTAACTTCGTCTTGGAATTTGCTGCGAGTTTTCGTTCGCCAATTAATAAGATATTTTGACGCATTTTTCAGAAACTTCTCTTTGCCATTTAAAGTTTTAAACTTCATTGGCGATCATTTTACGAAAATATTCAATTAAAAAGTTAAGAAGCGCTGCGTCTTCTTCAACAACTTTAAAAAGAGACGCTTCGCCTTGAATTTTAGGCGGGAATGTTAGAGAGTTTTCAGCTAGTAGCTGTAAGAAATCTTCACTTGGAGAAAACCAAGCCCCGCTCTTATTAATGAGTTCCCAAGCTAATAGCAGATCAACAATCTCCTTCTCAATCCAGATAGACTTACCACCTGTTCGTCCATACCGAATAGGATATGGAATAGTTAGATTGGTTTTCTCGTTTGGAGATTTCTTGACTGTAACTTTAGCCCAGTGTCCAATTGGAGGATTTTTTTCAAGGTCAATGCTTTTATCAGCAGCGTTTTTAAGAATCAAATCTCCCTTAAATCGAGGTTCAAACTCAAGAATCCAGTTTGCAAAGTGTAGTAGGGCATTGCCTCCTGTGGCAGATGTCTGGCGAATAGGAGCTTTAGAATATGGGTCAAGTTTAATGTCTGCTCTGACTTGTGAAATAAAGATGGCCATGTGACCTCGCTTTGCAAGCGCAATCGAAAGCTTCTTCATGAATGTAGCTGCAATAACTGCACCTCCAGCCACCTTTGAACTTTCCTCAAAAGACTTGTCCATATCGTTCTTGGCGATAAGACCATCAACTGCATCTAATAGAAAGCAAAACTTAATCGTTTCTTCATTCTTTGAAACCAGTTGTCTCATTGCTCCCACAACAGTTTCATAAATATTGCTTTCAAAAACAAAACAAGTTCCAACAACCCATTCTTCGGCGCTAAAAACAAACTTGATTCCAGAGCGCTTTTGCATTTCTGGAGAAAGGCGACCTTCAGCCTTGATATAAAAACCTTTAGAATTTGGAATTTCAATCAAGAAATTCTTCATTACTTCTAGAGCTTCACTGGTTTTCCCGCCCTCATTCATGCCTACAAACCTGTGCAGGCCAGGGCCAAAACCTCCGCCCAATTGAAGATCAAGCTGCAATGATCCACTTGAAACCTTGTAATCGACTGTCTCTTCAAAATTATAGTGATCTTCTGAATTTTGCTTGAGGAAAGAGTCAAGGATTTCGCTTGAAGTGATTTTTTTATCTTCTGTTTCTTTAGTCTTTTTCATTTAAAAAGTCTCTAATGGTTTTTTGTTTGCGTTCAATTAAAATTGGTTGATGCAATGGGTCATCTTGCAAGATGATTTGCGGCTCTCTAATTATACGAGATTCGCTGCTATAAATTTTGAATCTTTTATCTAAATCTTGAAGGATTTTGGGAGCAAATAAAATAGCCAAGCTGTCTCCTTTTAAGGAGAAACTTGTATCTCTCAAGAATTCTAGGCCGTATCTCTCAACCAAACGATTCAGCAATACATATTCTCTTTGCCAAAACTCCCGCTTTGATTTAGCGGGAATCTCGACAAATTTGGAAACTATGAGTTTTTTATTTGGTTTTTTCTGCGGCACAATTATATTCAGATATTTGTTTTACTGAATATCCATGATATGCAAATTTTTGCAAGAGAAAATGATGCATTATTCCAGGATTAAATGTGTCTTGACCGTGATAGAATTCATATTCAATATAAGGAATATTAAAATATTCATCATTCATGTGCATTAGTGTTTTTACATCTAAGCCTTCAATATCAATGTATAAACGATCTATTGGTGGAAGATTTTTTAAGAAATCATTAATGTCGATACACTCCACATCAATAAAATTGACATCAGGATGATGGTGTTTTATAACATGGTCTTTATT